CTACCGTTTGCGTTGCCATAATTAATAACGCCGGAGCGATTTGCCTCAGTTCCCAAATAAGTGATCTGCATGCAAGCCGCTACCGTACGAAATGTGGAAGCATTGGCAACGAGGTATGTGTAACCAGGCTGCGTTCCAGCAGTTATGCTAACACCTGTCATTGCAGTAACAGAGTTGATAGCTGTTGCTGGAACGAGTCCAGAGGCAAAACCGCCGTTATTGCCAATTGCTCCTGGGGTCCAAAATAGTGCCCCGGCTGTGTCGGTCCCACCAATTCCGATGTCGTAGGACGTTTCGACGCGGACGAGTATGCCTCCGTCCGCACCGGCGTAACAAGGATGTGCCAATGGGGCTGCGCAGGGATCATTGAGGATTGCTGCCCAAGCGAGGGCTTGGGAATCCAAACCCCCGCGCAACACCCGAGGCACATTCTGTTTGGTTTTAGGTCGCTTATTCGTTTTAGGCATTTTCTTAGGCGGCATTTTTCCGAGTTAGCAGCCAGACTGGTGCTGAAGGGCTTGGGTAATGGCCCAATGGTGGGGGAAATCTCGCAATTCGGGGAAAATTGCTATAGGGTGAATAGGCATGCCGGTTGGGACGGGTGGTAAGCCCGCGAAATGTCGCTCAAGTAGGACCTGCATGTCAGGCAAGATCCCAAAAGCGACATAGAATGACAGTCTAGTGGCGTCGGTCACAGGCATACCACGCCTGGTCATACGTTCCGCCATAAGAAAATGCCCCGTTTTTGGCCTACCCACTTCCCATTTGGCCACCCGCTCACCAGAGCGGAAATACCATTGGTAGTAAGCGTCCAAAACCGGAACACCGCCATACATAGCCGTCCCCGCAGCTCCAACTGCGGCACACCAGGCAGTAAGTTGTTTAGGATGGTTAATTGGGCTTAAGCAAACACTATCTTTAGCCATACACGAATGCACATTCCGGACCATCAAGTATGATGGACCGACATACACAGGCCGTGCCTGGCAAAACTCGATCTTCTCAATTTCGTATACTGGCGGCTCCACCTGCATGGTGAAACCTAATTCCGCAAACCAGGCATCAAGGCACTCGCTGAACCTCGGGCCGTCGCGTCGGTTCATAAACACGACACAATCGTCACCGTTGTTAATCAACGAACACCTAATACCCAGCTCCTTGGCGTAAGACCACACCAAAGCGCACATGATGAGGCAATTCCCACTAGAAGTGTTCATATCCCCACTCATGCGCTTGCCAGGGAACTTGGCCTTTACACTACCCTCCGCAGTCCAGCCAACACAAGTGTTGTCCAGCTGCCAGGCAATAGCTCGGGCGAACTCCTTGGATCTAAACCAGTCGTTGTAAACGCGATGCTCG